CAGGACATGATGGACTGGACTCAACGTCACGCTCCCATGCCTGAGGTTTACTGGGAAAGCGACCTCGAACAACAGGAGAAATCCATGAGTGGCGCTTACGTAACCTTGTTCAGTTGCATAATGCGACATTTCGGCGTGCCAGAAGACATCATAGACGCTTACGTCGAGGACAAGTTGGACAAGCAAACAGCTCGCATGCATTTTGGTCTTATGACGTTTTCAGGAGAGATTTTTACATTCCTCGCCAACACACTCGGCAATATAGCTAGATTTGTGGCTAAGTACGATGTCACACCTGGTGAACGAGGCAAATTTGGTGGGGATGATCTCTTAATGTACAGGCGATTCGCAATTAGACCAAGCTGGAGCGATTGGGTCCATATGGACAGAGCCGTCGAGAAAGTGCAAGTTTACCCAGACCGTGGGTCATTCGTTGGTTTCCTGGAAAGTCAAGGTTGGGTGTTCAAAGACCCAGAGGTCCTTCTCAGGAAGCTAGAAGTCCATGTTGAACGCGGCAAGACAAAGGATGTGCTATTAGGCTACACTCTTGATTGGTTGACGATATATAGATTGGGCTCATGGGCCCCGATCTTATTGACCGGACATGAATTGGAATGCTTATCTGTTCTTAGCAACATTCTATTTAATTCTAGACGCCAATTGGGTTATCAAAAGGCAATAAATTGGGCAGCATTTCCTGTCACAATCTTCAACAGTCAACGAAATTATGATCGATATTGGGAGGCATTGCAAACCGGTTCAATGGTTGCTGCTCCCGATAATAATCTGTCATTCGAAGATGAGATGGGCGATATAGACCTCTAATGCATTGTACACCAATTGCTGGCCGAAAACCATATCTAGTATCAACATGTCTGACGGTTCTGCACCTGTCATTAGCGTTGTTCCTAACACTCAAAGCGTCTCGTATACGGGACCTCCGGCTCTACAGCCTACGGTTCCACAAAAGTTTTCCGGTATGGTCAAAGTTATCGGTATCACCTATACAGCGGCAAATCCAATTTCCGACGAGAGTGGCTCTATCAAGAGTCTCTTAAAGTCATTGTTCCTTGGTAAAGGTCAAGTGTGGTTGATTAGTCTCGAATTGGACATAACAGTGCTACGTCCCGGCGGGGAGTTTCTTATCGTTTCACATGGTGACGGCGAAGAACCAAAAACATTTGATCAGGGTCTATCTCGCCCTGTCAGGTTGTGGAAGCAATTTAACGATGCATCCGTGGGTTCAGTTATCACAGAACGTGTTAACTTTCCCGCAACCGTGGTTCTTCAACTACAGCCTCAAAGCGAAAAATTATCACCGCCATACTTAACGATCATGACACGTTCTAGTCCTTATCAAATCATCAAAGACGCTTCAACTACCTACGAGGACAGACATCCAGAGATTCATGTTAATTACAAGTTCACCTGGAGCTGCTCAACTTGGATTGAAGTTGGAACTTCTTTTCAGTGAGTGAAATGGACGATTCGGGTTATGATACTTCCGGTACGCGCACAACTGCGACACCAGGGGTTGAACTTGACTTATCCGATGTGGATCATCCCATGACGGGGCTACAAAGAAGAGAAGTTCTGACAACAGCATCTGATCTAGTTACCGATACACAGCGAGAATTTTCCGTGACCGACACTGATTCAGGCAGAGAGTTTGATGTATATTTCTTGAGTCCTGACAGAACTGTGGTTTCAAGAATGATTTTCAGAGAGTCTGCAAAGTTTGTATTCATTTCATCACCCTTCACTAGTGATTCTAAGTTGAGGTTTCTATTCTATAAGGGGGAGTTCTTGGAGTATGTTCTCGAAGATGGAAAATTTGTTGCAAAACCATTGTCACAGGCTGCACAGAGCCGGTTGGATCTTATTTGGGTTCCACCCGAAATGAATGATTCCAATAAGCGTTTTGCAATAGTGTTTTGACGTTTGTATTTTCGTTTGTTTTCTTATTTAAAGTGAAGAGCCCAACGGCTATCACTCGAGGTTTCGATTCCTTATTTATATATGTAGCGCTCAACAGCGACCATATAGTGTTTCATAAAGAAAAGCCAAAGAAACAAAAACCACCGCATATGGGTGGTTATAGG